AGCAACAAAAAAAAAGAAAATAAAAAAAAAGAACAAAAAGAAGCAACAAAGAAAAAAACTAGGCACTGAGAGGCCGTCTGTTGCAATATAATTATATATTGATAGTAATACAAGGTTTTAATATTAAAACGTCTTAGAAAGGCTCTAAGGCTCTCCTATATATTCAAGGCATAAAAAAAGGCGGTAATGATACCGCCCTTTGTTAGTTAGATTAATATTAATTAATAAGATCTTTTAATAAGTGTTTATGCTCAATTTCATCAATATGAACCCTTTCTTTATTGTTAAGAATAATAATATCTCTTATTAATTCTCTATCTAGGCTATCCATGTCAAAAGGAATATTTACCTTTTTTAATCTAATCTTAACCGCTTTATCAAATAACATTTTTAAATCAATGTCTCTATCTATGCCATCACTATCACAAAAGATAGAGTATTTTAAAAGCGGATATATTCCGTCTTTTCCGTAAAAGTCTCTAAAATAATTATAAAAATCATTCATTATTCACCCCTTATTAATTTTAATTTATGCCCTTGTTGTTCTAGGCGTTTATATTTATCTTGCATAGTTGCAAGACATGAACCCCTAAAGGCTAGAAAGCCTTTAAGAGTTCCATTGTTTATTATGATTTTATATTTCATTATTTACCCCTTTTTAGTTATTGCTTCTATTAAATCATCTTGTAATTTATATGCTTTTTGAAGCTCCTCTGTTAGCTTGTATATAAGTTCTCTTGCTGTTGAGGTGTCGCTGTAGTCATATTTTTTAATTTCGTTTAGATCTAATCTCATTTATGCTACCTCTTTAGATTTAAAAGATAAAATTACATTAGCCATAAAAGAAAAGTAATTTTCAATCACCCTATCTTTTAATGCCTCGCTAGGATTGTTATCTATTGAACCCATATCAATAGCTAACTCAATGATGTCAGAGTATGTATAAGGAATGTTTATAGCTAAGCCACTCAACCATTCAGTCATAGCTCTATACTCTCCTATCCTTTCAATTTGAAAGCCGTACTCATTGCCGAACCTATCAAAAAGATAATTAATCTTTTCATCATCTGATAAATTCTTGCCTATTAGCTCGTCCTCTGTTTCTAAACAATCAAGAATATAATTCTTGTAGTTCTTTTTATATTGTGTGTGATGTACTTTGCTCATGTTTATATTCTCCTTATTAATAATTATATGTAAAACTTTTTATGAATCCGTCAAGATTTAAAATCTTGTCTAAATCTAATGTATAGTCAGATATTGATTCGTCCCAGTCATTCCAAAATAGAAAATAAATCCAACCCAAAGAATGACCGTCCTTATCAATAACATAAATAGCTGTTTCGTCTACTTGTGTTAGTGCTTCGTCCTTTGTGATTTCTTCGCCTTCACATTCACATTCTATTGTGTAGCCTTTACCCTCTATAAGTTTAAATAGTTCTTTTAAGTATTTTTGATGTGTCATATTAACCCTCTCTTAAAATATAAAGCCAGTAAATACTAAAGTATTACCATCTTTTAAAGTTTCATTATTCATATCGTGCCACTTAGTAGCCCAATATTTGCCCGTGCTTTTGTCATAGTCTCCCTTTACTAACACATTATTATTGTTAGCTGTTGGTTTAAGTTTAAAGACTTCGTCATTGTCTAAGTCTTTTAATGCTTTAACTATCATTACATCATTACAAGGTTCGTTGTCTTCGTCCCCTTTAAAGAAATAGTCTATTTTATCGTTTATTTTATAAGTCATAATTACCCTCTTAATGTTGAAAAACACACGAACAGGGGCGAACCCATGAAAGCGTATTTTAATATGTATATAAATGTCATGTACTTAATATATATAAATATATATTTATATGCAATAGATAAAGCAAATTATTTTAAATAAATATTCTTATCTCTTTTTATACCTTTATAAATTCTATGAATAATACAATTTTTATTATTTTCTTATCTTTTCTTTGATTTTTTGGCGTTGTTTTTTGATGTTCTCTCTAGCCCTTTATTTATAAGGCTTCTAGTTCTTAGGTTCTTCTAGCCAAGCTACTACGCAGGTTGCGGCACCCCATTCTTTTTGTAGCGACAGGGCTGTACTATCATCCGTATTTATAATATAAAACCATCTTTGTAATTGAGCTTTGAATCAAGTATATTTATACTTATGAGTATTAAGAAACCACTATAAAAACTTGGCTACGAGAAAAGAACTAGCAGAACATCTTGACCTTTCCCCTCAGTCTATAAGCGACTTAATAGGTAAGGGCATATTTACTATTGGTTCAGGAAGATCACCTGTTAATATAGATGTGTGCAGAATACAGTATATTAATCATATAAGAAAAGCTGCTAGGTATACTAGAAAAGATGGTACTGGCGATATGGCTGAAGAGAAAACTAAACTTACTGCTGCTCAAGCTAGAAAGGCTGAACTTGAAGTAGAGGAGATGGAGGCTAAGTTAATACCAGCAGAACTGGTGCAAGAGACATGGGTTGACTATGTTGCTAATGCAAGAGCTAAATTATTAGGTTTACCATCAAGAATTGCACATCAGGTTATAACAGTAGATAAATATGCAGAAGCAGAATTAATAATAAAGGAACAAGTGCATGAAGCACTAAACGAGTTAGCTCAAGATGGAATACCTCAAAAATATAGAAAGGGTGATACAGGAGACAAATCAGGTTTGGACTCCACCACCCAATCTGAAGATTAGCGATTGGGCTGATAGATATAGACGTTTATCTCCTGAATCTTCAGCAGAAGCAGGGCAGTGGAGAACTGATAGAAGTCCATATCAAAGAGAGATAATGGATTCATTTAATGACCCTGATATTCAAAGAATAGTATTTATGAAGTCTGCTCAAGTTGGTGCTACCGAAATTTTGTTAAATGTCATTGGCTATTACATAGACCAAGACCCTGCTCCTATGTTAATCATGCAACCTACTCTACAAATGGCTCAAGCATTTAGTAAAGATAGACTTGCAACTATGATTAGAGATTCAGAGAAGATAAGAGATTGTGTCAAAGACCCAAGAAGCAGAGATAGTGGTAATACTGTTTTATCTAAGAAGTTTGCAGGCGGTAATCTAAACATAGTTGGTTCTAATTCTGCATCAGGACTAGCATCAAGACCAATTAGAATTGTATTAGCTGATGAGGTTGATAGATATGAACAGTCAGCAGGAGCAGAAGGTGACCCAATATCACTAGCAACTAAAAGAACAACTACCTTTTGGAATAAAAAGATATATATGTGTTCTACTCCTACAATAAAAGGACTATCAAGAATAGAAACTGCTTTTGAAGAATCAGATAAACGCTATTACCATGTGCCTTGTCCTGAATGTAATGAGAAGCAAGTTCTTAAATGGAAAAACGTGGTTTGGGATGAAAATAAGCCTGAAACAGCAGCTTATGCTTGCGATCACTGTGGTTCAGTTATAGATGAGTCAAAAAAGCAGTGGATGTTAAAACATGGTGAGTGGATTGCATCAGAACCTAAATCAAATACAGCAGGATTTCACATATCTGAATTATATTCAGTTTGGTCAACATGGGCTGATATGGCTAAAAACTTTCTTGAGGCTAAAAAACAGCCTGAAATGTTAAAGACGTGGATAAATACTGCTTTGGGTGAATCATGGGAGGAGCAGGGAGAAACAGTTGAATATGAAACACTACTAGAACGTAGATTAAATTATGATTATACAAATATTCCTGAAGATGTATTAGTTCTAACTGCTGGAGTTGATACTCAAAAAGACCGACTTGAGCTTCAATTGGTTGGTTGGGGTAAGAACTATGAAGCGTGGGTGTGTGACTATAAGATATTTTGGGGTGATCCTAATGCTATGAATGTATGGTCGGATTTAGATGCTTACTTAAAAAAACGATTTAAAACCGAATCTGAAAGATTAATACCGATATCATGCTGTACGATTGACTCAGGTGGTCATCATACCAACATGGTTTATCAATTTACTAAACCACGACAAGCAAGAAGAATCTTTGCAGTTAAGGGTTTATCCCAAGCTGGTAAGCCAATTGCTAATAGACCTACATTTGTTGGTAAAAATAAGGCTGTTTTGTACGGAATTGGCACAGATTCGGCAAAAGAGGCTATTTTTGCACGTTTAGCTGCTGAAAATGAGCTAACCACCTTGCATTTTTGCTCAGACCTTGATGAAGAGTATTTTAAACAGCTTACAGCAGAAAAAAGAGTCACAAAATTTGTCAGAGGTCGTAAATCACTCATTTGGAAACAGGTAAGACCTAGAAACGAGGCCTTAGATACTTTGGTCTATAATTTTGCTGCTATTTATATATTAAATCCAAATTTTGACTCTATTGAAGAAAAAATACTTACAAGACAGACAAAACCAAAGGAAAGTAAGCAAAATAAGCCACAAAAAGGCATAAATAGAGGTAATTTTGCTACTTCTTGGAAATAAATATATAAATATCAAACCCAAATATTGACAATTACTA